TTACTGCTAATACGTTTACTGTAGCAACTGGTTCGGAAATTGTTACCTCATCTGCTGGAACAAGTAATACACGTTTGGGTGTAAACGCGGGCAACTCTATTGCTTCTGGCGGTAACTATAACGTAACTATTGGCGATGAGGCAGGCACTGCGATTACTACAGGCGACAACAACACTGCTGTTGGCTTTCGGGCGCTGGATGCAAATACCACAGCCTCTAACAACACCGCTGTTGGCTCTAATGCGCTGGGCGCAAATACCACAGGCGCTGACAATACCGCTGTTGGCTATAATGCGCTGACTGCAAATACTACAGGCAATTACAACACTGGTATTGGCTATAGAGCGATGATCGTAAATACTACAGGCGTAAATAATTCTGCTCTTGGCTATAATGCGCTGGATGCAAATACCACAGGCAATCACAACACCGCTGTTGGCTTCGAAGCGCTAAGTGAAAATACCACAGCCGATGCTAACACCGCTGTTGGCCGTTATGCGCTGGTCTCAAATACCACAGGCGTTGCCAACACCGCTGTTGGCCACGACGCGCTGGATTTAAATACCACAGGCAATTACAACACCGCTATAGGCCGTTATTCGATGACTGCAAATACCACTGGCGGTAACAACGCTGCTCTTGGCAGTGACTCGCTGGCCGCAAATACTACAGGCGATGGCAACAGTGCGGTTGGCCGTTTTGCGCTGTATGTAAATACCACAGCCGACAACAACACCGCTCTTGGTTATGGTACGCTGGTCTCAAATACTATAGGCGCTGCCAACACCGCTGTTGGGTCCACCGCGCTGGACGCGAATACCACAGGCACTGCCAACGTTGGTATTGGCTATAGAGCGATGATCGTAAATACTACAGGCGCATATAATTCTGCTCTTGGCTATAAGGCGCTGGAGGCAAATACCACAGCCGACAACAACACCGCTGTTGGCAATAGTGTGCTGTATGCAAATACCACAGGCACTGGCAATAGTGCTCTTGGTAATCAAACGCTGTATACAAATACCGAAGGCGACAACAACACCGCTGTTGGCAATAGTGCGCTGTATGCAAATACCACAGCCGACTACAACACCGCTGTTGGGGCCAACGCGCTAGTCACAAATACCACGGGCGCTAGCAACACCGCTGTTGGTTATTATGCTGGTTATGACGTCACTACGGGCGATAATAATCTCTTTCTTGGCCGCGATTCTGGGCGAACAGGTTCTCCCGGTGGCCAAATAACGACTGCCGATAACATCATGGTACTAGGTGATGAGAATATCACTGCTTCCAATATTCAAGTTGATTGGACAGTAGCCTCAGACCAGCGAGACAAGACGGACTTTACCGCACTAGACTTGGGGCTGTCGTTTGTTAATGCGCTGGAACCTGTCACATACAAATGGGACAAGCGGTCTAAATATATTGATAAGACTGACCCCACTGTGGATTTAGATGATGTTACGCATGATGGAACTCACAAAGAAGACTGGTTGGATATTGGTTTTAAAGCACAAGATGTTGAGGCCCTAGAACTTGCAGCAGGGTACAAGATTGCTGACAGGACTAACCTCACTACAAATATCTCCTCCGATGGCAAGCAGTACGGTATACAGTACAGCAAGTTTGTACCCATCCTAGTAAAAGCACTCCAAGAATTAAGCGCAAAGAACGATGCTCTTGAGGCTCGCATAGCGACTCTTGAGGCATGATAGAAAAAGAGCCTTTTGCTCTTTGGTAACACAAAGGAGAGACTAATATGACTGATACACCAACGGCAGATGAGATTGCCGCACACTTCTCTGCCATGGACGATAGCGTCACTCTGATCAACGCTACGGTGGCCGATGATACATCTGCCTTGAGTATGCACGGGACGGCCGCTGAGGTAAAACTCATGGTAACCCGGAATACAGATCATCTTGAAATACAGGCTGCAAAAGATTGGTATATTGCTTCAAGCGTAAGCAAGACGGCATATGCTGGGGCGGTAACTGCTGGCAAAGCTTACGCCGCAGGTTAATAAGAGAGAAAATTATGATGACGAATGGCCTCAAGCGCTACAAATCGGCAGGGGTGGGTATTGGGCCGGCGGAGTAATAGCAAGGAACCGGTATGCCGCTGACGAAAGTCCAGTTCCGGCCCGGAATTAATCGCGAAAGCACTTCTTTCGCGGATCAGCAAGGCTGGTTTGACTCTGATTTAATCCGCTTCCGGAAGGGACGCCCAGAGAAAATAGGGGGTTGGTCCAAGGTCAGTGGATCTTCCGTCCTTGGAACGGTGCGCTCGTTAAAAACCTGGGTCACTCTTGGTGCCTTGAAACTCATGGGGATCGGGACAACCAAGAAGTTTTATATAGAGCAAGGTGGGTTTTACAACGATATCACCCCAATCCGTAGTACGGCCACGTTGGCTGCAAACCCTTTCACCACGGGAAGCGCTGGTTCTGGGGAGATTACGGTAGTTGCGGCGGGTCATGGGGCCGCTGTTGGGGACTACGTAACTTTCAGCGGTGCTACAACGATGGATGGTCTGACAACCGCTGCTCTCAACAAAGAGCAAAGCATAACCGATATCGTGTCCGCCAACAGTTACAAGCTGGACACCGGAGGCAGTGCGTCTTCGGGCTCGACGGCGGGCGGCGGATCTGCGGTGATCGCGAACTACCAGATACACGTTGGTACGGGGGCCACCACCTTAGAACCGGGCTGGGGATCTGGTCCTTTTGGTGGTGAGACCACTACATATTCCCAGACAACCCTGGATGGGGGTATCAACGCCAGTGTCACGTCGGTAGTTCTTACTTCGGCTTCGGACTTTGAAACGGCGTCGTCTACAACGGGCGCAGCCGTCGCGGTTGTAGACACCACAATCAGTCTCGCGGATTCCTCCGGGTTCCCTGCAAAGGGCACGGTCACGATAGGCAGCGAGAACATCATATATGGGACGAATGTGAGCAACGTCCTTGGTGATATAACGCGAGCCGCTGACGGGACCACCGCTGCAATTCACGCCAGTGGCGCCACGGTGACCTTTGTGGGTCTGATAGCGATAAACGCTGAGTTGATCCAGTACACCGGCAAGTCAAGCCAGACGCTTGATGCGGGCGTTGTCCGCGGCACGCGAGGGACCACCGCTGCGGCTCATTCTGACGGCGACACCGTCAAAGAAGCCAACGACTTTACGGGTTGGGGTCAAGCCGCAACCCCGACTACGTCTATAGAAAACCGGCTCTGGTCACAGGACAACTGGGGCGAGGATCTTATCCTCAACGTGCGGAACGACAACATCTACTACTGGGACGCAACGCTCGGTCTGGGAAACAGGGCCTCTACTCTGAGCAGTCAGTCCGGTGCCTCGGATGCGCCGACGATAGCGCGTCAAGTGGTCGTCTCGGATGCTGATCGGCACGTAATCGGCTTGGGAACAAATACCCTTGGAACTACGGCGCAGGATCTTCTGCTTGTTCGCTGGTCCGACCAGGAGAATCCTGTCGATTGGACTCCTACTGCCACCAACACAGCCGGTTCTCAGCGCCTTTCGTCCGGCTCCGAGATCATCACTGCTGTCGAGACCCGCCAGGAGCTGGTTATCTGGACGGACTCTTCTATTTACAGCATGCGGTTCGTGGGGCCTCCGTTCACTTTTTCGTTCACGCTCTTAGCGAGCAACGCTTCCGTAATCTCCCCGAACGCTGCGGTGTCGGTCGGAGACCGTGTCTTCTGGATGGATACGGAGAACTTCTTTATGTATGCGGGGCAGATACAGACCATTCCCTGTACGGTCCTGAGGTACATTTTTGACGATATAAACCTTGTCCAGAACCTGAAGTTCTTTGCCGGGTCAAACCGGATGTTCAACGAGGTCTTCTGGTTCTACTGCACTGCCGATAGCGACGACATAGACCGCTATGTGAAATTCAACTATGCGGACAACACCTGGGACATAGGCTCCTTGTCCAGGACCGCGTGGGTTGACCTTGGACTTCACGACAAGCCACGGGCTGCGGGGGTCTCAAGCGACCTCAACTACGTCTATGCCCACGAAACAGGGACCACGGCTGATGGCGATGCCATGGCGCCGTTCATTGAGTCCACCGTCTTCTCTATCGGTGACGGGGACCAGTTTGCCTT